AGCAAACCATTAAATGAATTAATACCATATTTAAATAAAGCAGAAGCACTTATTGGACATAATATTATTGCTTATGATAATGTTGTATTACATAAATTATTAAACTGGAAACCTAGTAATATTAAATTTATAGATACAATGATATTATCTCAAATGAATAATTATAGAAGAGAAGGAAAACATTCATTAGGTAATTTTGGTAAAATATTAAATGATGCTAAAGGTGACTTTAAAGAATTTGATAAATATTCAAAAGAAATGAAAGTTTATGCTATTCAAGATGTTAATTTAAATCATAAAGTTTATAATTATGTTGTTAAAGAAGCACATGAACTTATAGCAAATAGACCTACTTATAAAAGAGCATTACAAACTGAGCATGCTATTGCTGAATTATGTTCTGAACAAGTTAAAAATAAATGGAAGTTTAATTTACAATTAGCTAAAAAGCATTATGAATATTTAACTACTGAAATGACAGTAATAGAAAATAAAGTTAATCCAACTTTAAAACCTAGAAAAGTATTTATTGATAAAGAAGATAAAACAGCTAAATATTTACAAGATGGTAGACTTAGTTCTGTTAGTGCAAGAATGTTATCTCAATTTTTAGGTACAGAAATTAAACAAACTGATACTGATAAATGGGATCCTAAAAAGACATTTAGAAGATTTGAAATGATTGAAGCTGATTTAGGTAATATGGAACAAGTTAGAGGTATGCTATTAGATAGTGGTTGGAAGCCAACACAATTTACTCCAAAGGGTGAGCCTAAAATAACACAAGATAGTATACATACAATTGAGGGTGAATTAGGTAAAGAAATATTACATTATTATAGTTTAAGATCTAGACATTCAGTTTTAAAAGGTTGGATTGAATTAGCTGAAGAAAATAATGGACGTGTTTATGTTGAAGCATTTAATGTAGGTACACCAACATTTAGACAAAGACATTCTAAAATAGTAAATGTACCAAATATAAATTCATTTTTTGGAAAAGAAATGAGAGAATTATTTACAGCTGATGATGGTAAAGTTATGGTTGGTTGTGACAGTGCAGGTAATCAAATTAGAGCATTATGTCATTATTTAAATAGTAAAGATATAAATGAGCATGTTTTAAATGGTGATATACATCAAAGAACAGCTGATATTGTAGGTGTTAGTAGACAATTAGCTAAAAGCCTATTATATGCTACAATTTTTGGTGCGGGTTTTGCTAAATTAGGTAAAATGGTAAATGGAATTGAAGATTTAGAAAAGGGTAGAGAAGTTAAAAATAAATTATATGTTGCCTTCCCTGGACTTAAAGAATTAAATAGTAGATTAAATAAATTTTTTTATACAACACAAAATAAAGATGGTATGGGCTTTATTCCAGCATTAGATGGGAGAAAAATATATGCTGAATCTTCATTTAAATTATTAAATTATTTATTACAAGCATATGAAGCAATTACAGTTAAATCAGCTGTTGTTAATGCTTTTAAAATGTTTAAAGAAGAAAATTTAAATGTTGATATGTTAGGTTTAATTCATGATGAGGTTCAAGTTCAAACTAAACCAGCAAATATTAAAAGAGTAAAAGAAATATTATCTTATTCATTTGGTGATTTTATTACTAAAGAATTAGAGTTAAATATTCAAATGGCAGGAGATGCTAAAGAAGGAAATAATTGGTATGAAACCCATTAATAAAATAGAACAAGAACAATTTGATCTTAATGAAAGTTATAAACAATCATTAAGAAATAAAAAAGAAAGAGATCCTATAAATAGTAAAATAATTGGTATTGTTGATGGTGATGTATTAGTATATAGAGCTTGTCATAAATCAATAAAGGATAATTTAGATGTAAGAAAAACATTTGATAATATATATGAAGAAGTAAAAATGAATACTGCTTGTGATGAATATAGTTTACATATTTCAGGTGGTGGTAATTTTAGAAAAAAAATAGAACAAACATTTTTAAGTTATAAAGGTAAAAGAACAGAAAAACCTGATAATTATTTAGAATGTCGTGATCATGTTGTTAGAAAATATAAACCTACTATGATTCCTAATTATGAAGCTGATGATACAGCCTCTATTGAAGCATATAAATATATTAAAAATAATCAATTATATATGCTTATAACAGTAGATAAGGATTGGAAAACTATAGGTGGTTTATTTTATAATTTATTATATAATAATTTATCTGCTGTATCTACAATTGAAGGTATAGAATTTTTTCATCAACAATTATTAACAGGTGATGCTGTTGATAATATACCAGGTATTGAAGGTGTTGGTCCGGTTAAAGCTAATAGAATATTAAAAGGTAAAAATATAAATGAACAATTTGAATCTATTATAAAAGCTTATAAAACACATTATCCAAATGACTTTATGTCAAGATTAAATGTAATGGGCACAATGTTATATCTTATTAAAGATTTTAAAGATCATTCAAAATGGTCGATAGAATATTGGAAAGGATATATAAATGGCATTTAATCAGAAAAAATATAACAGTTCAATTAGAGGTATAGCTGTTACTGCTTGTAAAGCTTCTAAAAGGCGGGCTGATTATAAAAATTTACCATTTGATTTAACTTCTGATTATTTAGAATCTATATTTCCTAAAAATTGTATATGTCCAATTTTAGGATATAAAATGAAAGTATCTAATATATCCTTAGGAAGATTAAGTCCAACATTAGATAGAATTAATCCAAGGATAGGTTATATAAAAGGTAATGTAGAATTTGTTTCAAATATAGCAAATTGTATGATGACTTGTGCTACTGGTAAGGATATAAAAAAGTTTGTTAAATGGGCAACCAAAAAATATAAAATAACATAGAGAAGAGGAAAATTATGGGAAAAAATACGACGTTTATAAAACATACAAGCTGTGAGCCTTGTGGATCATCAGATGCAAATGCTGTTTATTCAGATGGATCTACATATTGTTTCAGTTGTAAAAAAAGTACTGCATCTGGAACAGAAGATACAGAAGTAGAATTTAATGTTATACAATCACAATTAACTTTGGATCAAATTGAACAATTACCTGTTGATTCAATTAGGGGTATATCTAAAAAAGTTTTATATAATGCTGGTGTTAAAGTAGAATATGATGATAAAAGAAATATTATTAGTCATTTTTATCCCATAACAGTCAATAAAAAAATTAAAGCATATAAGAAAAGAATAGTTGCTACCAAAGATTTCAGATCAATTGGTAAAGCAGAAGTACCTGAGTTATTTAACCAATGTAATAGTGGTAAAAGAAAAAACTTAGTTATTACTGAAGGTGAAATAGATTGTTTATCAATATTAGAAATGTTAACAAAAGCTAAGGCTCAATTTGATGTTGTATCAATTGTTAATGGAGCTCAAAGTGCAAGAAGAAATATTGCATCTAATTTAGAATTTGTTAATAAATATGACAAAGTATTTTTAGCATTTGATAATGATGAGTTTGGTATTGAAGCTGCAAAAGATGTTGCACATATTATTAAACCTGGTAAAACACATATTGTAAATAGTGTTCATAAAGATGCTAATGATGCTTTATCAAAGGGTTTAATTGATGAATATTTACAAGATGTTTGGGGTGCTAAAGCCTATAAGCCTGACAATTTTGTTTCAGGTGAAAAAATATGGCAAGCATTTAAAGAAAGATCTGAAGTTAAATCAATTGCTTATCCTGATTGTTTAAAAGGTTTAAATGATAAATTATTTGGAATGAGATTAGGTGAAATTACTTTATTTACATCTGGTACAGGTTCAGGTAAATCAACTGTTGTTAAAGAAACAATATTAAATTTATTAAATAAAACTGAAGACAAGGTTGGTTTAATATCATTAGAAGAATCTATTGGTGATACAGCTACTAAATTAATTGGTATGTCTATTAATAAAAATATTAGAATGCCTGGTGATGTAACTGATGAAGAAGCTAGGATTGGTTATGATAAAGTATTTAAAGATGAAAGATTAATATTATTAGATCATCAAGGATCTGTAGCTGATAATTCTTTATTAGATAGGATTGAATATTTAGCGGCTTTAGGTTGTAATTATTTAATACTTGATCATATAACAATTGCTGTTAGTGAAGGTATTGATGGAGCAACTGGTAATGAAGCTGTTGATAAGGTTATGAGTTCTTTATTAAAAATTGTTAAACGGTATAATATTCATTTAACTTTAATTTCTCATTTAAGAAAAAGTTCTGGGGAAGGTAAGTCATTTGAGGAAGGTGTTATGCCTAATTTAGATTCTATTAAAGGATCTGGAAGTATAAAACAAATAAGTTTTGACATTGTAGGTTTTGCTAGAAACATGATGGCAGCTGAAAAATCTGATAGAAATATAGTTAAATTTGCTGTATTAAAGTCTAGATTTAGTGGTGATACTGGTATGTGTGGACAAGCGGTTTATAATGCAGGCACAGGAAGATTAAATTATAATGAAAGTAATTTAGCTTTTAAAGAAGTGCTATAACAAGTTTCGGTTAGAAGTTAGAACTGCAAGTAAGTCCTTATAGGCAACAGCTAACAGACAATGGTAGGTGGATGAGTAATAGGCTTTTCCTCTCTCGGCCTACATCACTACTAGAAAACCGAAGCAGCTGAGCAACCTGTTTAAAAGGCTCACAAATAAAGGATATATGAAAAGAAAGAAATATAAACCATTACCAGAAACTGTTACTATAAATAAGTCTATGATTGAAGGCTTAGGATTATTTGCCACTAAAGATATTAAAAAAAATATTAATTTAGGTATGATGCATTTAATAACTGAGTCTAAAGAGGTTATAAGAACACCATTAGGTGGTTTTGTTAACCATAGTAATAAACCAAACTGTATTAAAGAAAAGGAAGGTTGTATATATGAAGAAAGAACATATTTAGTCACAAATAGACTAATTAAAAAAGGTGAGGAAATAACAACTAAGTATACAATGTATAAGGTATAAAAATGATGGAACAATTAATATTAGCATTAAAGGCTCATGCTAAAGGACATATAGAAAAGCATAAAGCAAATGTAATTTTATTATTACAAAAAGGAGCAGGAATAGCTGAGCATCCTGATATTATAGAAACTATAGAAAAAGAATTAGAAATAATATCTAAATATGATGATCAATTAGAAATGATCAAAAAATATTTTGAATGATTAAAGGGTGGCTTTTATACCACCCTTAAAATTTTATTTTAATATTAATTTTTTAATTGATTTTTCACCAAGATATATTTCTGTTTCTGCTTCAGATTTTATACATTGATAGTCTATACGATTTGTACCTGACCTCATTGCAATACGTTTAGATTTTAAACAAGTAGACATAGAATCTTGTATTCTGTGCTCCTTGATCTCTCCATTTACAATCATTAATAATGCAACTACTACTTCAATCATTAGTGATCTCCATTACCGTTTTTTCTAACTTTATTTTTTAATACCTCAATATCAATTAACGCTTTTTCTAATTGTTTATTTAAAAATTGTATATTAACTTTATTGGTCATATTTTGTTCTTGAGTTATTTCTAATTTTTCTGTAACTTTATATAAGTTTTCTATCAGCATAAACTGTTCTTGATCTGTAGGTAATTGTTCAGATTTTTTTAACAAGTCTGCTTGAAACAATTCTCTTGAAGTTTCTAATGAAGTTAATCTTGATGTAACTTCTGTATAAGCAAAAACACCCATAGCCACTCCTGCTACAATAGCCAGCATATTTTTTACTGGCATACTTATTGCTGTATTTTCATTTATTTTCATTTTTTACCACCGCCCTTAAAGATCTGAGTTCCCTTAATACCATAAATTGATGCTACTACAAGAATCCATAAATTGGTAAACCATTTAGGTAATTCAGAAAAATATTCAAAGAATAATTTTATCTTATCCATTGCAGTTGGATCATCCGATACCACTGCCCATGCCAAGATTAAAATTGGAGCCGAAAGAAT